ATCTTACTGTTCTAGGTCAGCCGGGCAAATGAAGATGCACGGTATTAGTTGTAGCAAAACCCCTAAAAAGCGTATTTGCGCGGCACGCCGGAGATGGAAATGCTAAACAAAGTTCTAGTCGCCCTTGTTAGTTTCTTTTCAGTCGTGTCCGTTGGTTTCATAGGATGGGTGGGGCTTAGTATTGTTGATTTAAAGGTACAAGTAACAGAAACCCATGGCAAGGTTGCCGCTAATCATGCAATGATAAAGCCTATGTGGGAATCATTTTTATCGGAGAAGAGCGTTGGCAATCTCGCGAAGTTCTATACCACAACAGATAACTAAAGGTGGGGCAATGGCAAAAGATGCATGTTACCGAAAAGTTAAAGCAAGATATAAAGTCTTTCCGTCAGCTTATGCTTCAGGAGCGATTGCTAAGTGCCGAAAAGTTGGAGCCAAAAACTGGGGGACTGGAGGAAAGAGTAAAACATCTAAAAGAAAGAGTAGCTCTTCTAAACGCAAAGGTAAGACCTACTGATGGCTGATACAAAACCAAAAAGAAAGTTTAGAGGTAAACCAGTTAAGGGAACCGCCGTGGCTCGAGGTTGTGGTTGTGTTTTGCCTAGACGCCGGAAGAGAACTAAAGGTTCGGTGGAGCAGTCTTAATGGCAGTTCGTAAGACAAAAAAGGGTGCGGCGCTCAAGCGATGGTTTAAAGAAGAGTGGAAAGATGTTCGCACAGGCAAGCCTTGCGGTAGAAAGAAGGGTGAGAAACGTGGTGTCCCTTATTGTCGCCCGTCTAAGCGGGTTTCATCCAAAACGCCAAAGACAGCCAGTGAATTGTCTAAAAGCGAAAAAAAGAGTAGGATATCCCAGAAGAAGCGTTTGGGGCAGCCTGCTGGCAAGCCTAGAAGAGTTAAATCCGTCAGAAGGAGAAAAAAGTCATGAAGGGCATGAAAAAAGACAAAAAAGGCTACAAGGATGGTGGCATGGTCAGCCCACGGAAAGCCATGGCTATGGGTTACCAGATGGGTGGCAATGTAGATGTCAAAAGAGCGCAGCTATTTGCGCAAAATCTTGGAAACATGATGCAGGGTTCTGTTCCTACACGAAAGCCTAGAGGAAGAATGTAATGGCAACGTCTGGGTCAAGAGATTTCAACCTTGATGTCTCTGACATTATCGAAGAGGCGTATGAGCGGTGTGGGTTAGAAGTCCGCACCGGCTATGACGCTCGTACTGCGCGGCGGTCTATGAACTTGATGTTTGCAGATTGGGCGAACAGGGGCATAAATCTCTGGACGGTACGTCAGGCTACGATAACACTGACCCAAGGACAAGCTACTGAGACATTAACTTCTGATGTAGTAGATTTACTTGAGGTGGTTCTGCGCCGTGGCGGTACGGACTACGATATAACCAAGATTAGTCGTAGCGACTACTTATCTGTGCCGACTAAGACGACTACAGGGCGCCCGTCTCAGTTCTACTTTAATCGTCAGGTTTTGCCTCAGATTACAATGTGGCCTACCCCTGAAAACAGCACTGATCAGATTGTTTATTACTATATTCGGCGTCTTGAAGACGCTGATGCCTTGGTTAATGATGTCGAGTTGCCTTTCCGTTTTCTGCCTTGTGCTGTTGCAGGAATGGCGTACTACATTGCCTTGAAGAAGGCTCCAGAACGGATTCAGTTGTTAAAAACGGTGTACGAGGAAGAGTTTCAACGTGCCGCAGACGAAGACGAAGATAGGGTTTCATTGAAGTTGCAACCTAGTATTCAGTATTTGAGGGTCTAATGGCAAACTATGCGTCTGGAAAAGATGCTTACGGAGTATCGGATCGTTCTGGCTTTCGTTACCGCTTGAAGGACATGAAAGTTGAGTGGAACGGACTAAAAGTAGGCTATGACGAATACGAACCAAAGCATCCACAGCTTGAACCTAGACGCAGGGTTATAGATCCGCAGGCTCTTCGTGACCCACGCCCAGATCCGACTCTAGTGGTTAGCAGAACTATCCAATGGGGTTGGAACCCCGTAGGCTTGTATGATAACGGTGGTCTGAACACAAACGATCTAGTTGGGACGGGTGCCGTTGGCAGCGTTACGGTGATAACATGAGTTTTACATTTAATGAATTAAAACAAGCCATACAGGATTACTGCGAGAATCAAGAGACGACTTTTGTTAACAATCTGGACATTTTTATCACCGAAGCAGAGGAGCGAGTCTTAAAGAGTGTGGGGCTTACGTTCTTTCGCCGGAATCAGACCGCCACGCTGACGCAGAATAATCAGTTTTTGAATTGTCCGGCGGACTTTTTGGCGCCGTTTTCATTATCTGTCACAGACGCCGCTACGAGTGATAAGACCTTTCTGTTGTACAAGGACATAAACTTTTTACAAGAGTATACTCCAGACGCCACAACGACTGGGTTCCCGAAGTATTATGGGTTCTTTGACATTACTAACTTTTTGATTGCTCCTACGCCAAACGCGAATCTGGCAGTCGAACTACACTACTTCTACCGCCCTGCCAGCCTTACAGCGCAAGCGGGAGGTGGAACTACATGGTTAAGTACGAATGCTCCAATGACACTTCTTTATGGGGCGTTGGTAGAGGCTTACACATTTATGAAGGGTGAACCAGATATCCTTCAGAACTATAATCAACAGTTTCAACAGGCTCTTCTGCGTCTCAAGAACTTCGGTGAAGGTCTTGAAACAACTGATGCATATCGTGAGGGTCTTGTTGTTAGGGAGAAAACCTAATGTTCAAGATGAATTTTGATCTGCCGGACACTCCCGTAGTAAACGTGAAGACTACAGAACACCGAGGTTTTACTTCGGAAGAGGTCGCTTCACGCTGTGCAGAAAAGATTATTTCTGTGTCGGACACAGCTCACCCTGGTATCCGAGATCAAGCAAACGCTTTCAAAGGTCACATTGAACGAACAATAGCCTTTTATATGCGTGAAGCTATCCGTAGTGATCGAACTACGATATACAATGCATTAGCGGATGCTGGGCATCCAGAACTAGCCGAAGCTATAAGGAGACTGTAATGGCTATTACACAAGCAATGTGTACCTCTTTCAAGGTGGGACTGCTTCAAGGCAAGCACGACTTTACCGCATCAACAGGTCACACTTTTAAACTAGCACTGTTCACGAGTTCCGCGTCTCTTGATGCGTCAACTACTGATTATTCTGTTACTAATGAAGCTAGCGGTACAAACTACACTGCTGGCGGGGCTAACTTGACAAGCGTCACTCCAACATCATCTGGCACAACCGCCTTTGGTGATTTTGCAGATTTGACGTTTTCAACCGCTACTGTCACAGCTAGGGGCGCGATTATCTATAACAGCACGACTGCGGGTGGTTCAAGCACCACAGACGCCGTTGTAGTGTTGGATTTTGGTGCCGACAAGACATCAACTGCTGGTGATTTCACTATCCAGTTCCCAACTGCTGACGCGAGTAACGCGATCATCCGTATCGCCTAACGGAGTCCGTTATGGCTAGCGTTACCGGCTGGGGTCGAGATACATGGGGATCAGGGGCGTGGAACGAAGCTATTCCCGTTACTGTAACTGGTATTGCGGCAACAGGCGGCGTTGGCTCTGTAACGGTCACCGGAGAAGCTAATGTTGCTGTAACAGGCGTAGCTGGAACTTCGGCGCTAGGTAGCGTTGCAGTCTCCGCAGCCGCGAATGTGCCGACTACTGGCCTCGCCGCTACAGCAGGTGTTGGCTCTGTCACTGTTAGTGCCGCCGCAAACGTGGTTTCAACCGGATCTACGGCCACAGGAGCGGTGGGTTCCCCGACTATCATTGGTGAGGCGAATGTTCCGACTACGGGTCTTGCCGCTACAGGTGGTGTAGGCAGTGTCACTGTTCAGGCAAACGCTGACGTAGGTGTTACTGGTCTTGAGGCAGAGGCTAACGTAGGCAACGTAGAAGTTGGTGTCCGAGTCACCGTTCCTACTACAGGATTGCAAGTTACCGGAAATGTTGGTACTGTAAGCGTAAGCGCAGATTCAAATGTCAGTCTGACAGGTGTGTCTGCCACAGGACAAGTAGGTACTATATTTGTGTGGGGTCAAATAACCCCGAATCAAACGCCGAATTGGACTGCTGTTTCACCGTCACAATCACCTGGCTGGGGCGCGGTTACGCCTTCGCAGTCACCTAACTGGACGGATATTGCGGCATAGGAGACCATAATGGCGAGTTCATTTACTACCAACTTTGCGATTGAGAAGCCAAACACAGGCGAACAATCTGGTACATGGGGTGATACCACCAACTTTAACTTTGATCTATTTGATCGGTTGGCGGGTTACAAGTCTATAACACTATCAAGTACGTCTTCTACTCTTACTGTACGTCCGTCATCCCCTTCTCAAGGCTCAAGTAACGTAGAAGACGGAATGTACCGCGCTATTAAGTTTGTAGATGGCGGCGATATTGGCGGCAACGTGACTCTCACGGTAGGCCCGGACACTTCAGCTACCTTCTTTATGTTCCAGAACGCGCTATCTGGTAGCCGCGACATTGCTGTTACGCAAGGATCAGGAGCGAATGTAACTGTTCCCAACGGGCAATCTGCTATTGTGTATTGTGATGGTGCGGGTTCTGGCGCGGCGGTTGTGGATATTGGCGGTAGCTTGTCTATGTCAAACGCTAAAATTACAGGCGGCACAATTACAGGAATTACTGATCTAGCAATCGCTGACGGGGGCACGGGAGCTAGTTCTGCTTCTGCCGCACGGGCAAACTTAAACGTAGATGAGGCTGGGTCAGCAGTCGCACTAGCTATTGCACTGGGGTAACAGATGGCAAATACATTTTTAAGTCAGACACAAACAGCGGTGGGGACGAGCGGTCTTAATATTTATACTTGCCCGTCTTCAACGCAGACAACCGTTATCGGTCTTTCTTGCGCCAACATCGTAAGTACGCAGGTAACTGTGGACGTACAGCTTTTGGCAGCAGGACGCACATCTGGTGCGGAAGATGACGTATTTTTGGTGAAGGACGCACCGGTTCCGGTAGGCGGCAGTTTAGTTGTTGTTGGTGGGGATCAGAAGGTGGTCATGGAACCGGGGGATATTATCAAGGTGATTTGTGACACGGCATCTGGTGTAGATGTTGTGATGAGCCATCTGGATATAACATAAGGGGTAGCTGATGGCGTATCAGGGTAATAAACCGGCCGTAAACTATCAGGCGGTTAAGGCTGTTCAGCAGTTTAGTGGTGACGGTAGCGACACTACGTTTACGCTAAACACTACGGTGTCTTCTAAGCAGGACATTTTGGTTTCTGTTGACGGCGTCATTCAGGACGCCGCTTCTGCATATACAGTTCCGGATGGCACAACACTTACATTTACTGCCGCACCGTCTAGTGGCACGAACAACATCTTCGTAAATTACCTCGCACCGCAGGTAGGCTCGGTTGTGCCGCCAGAGGGCAACAAAGGCACATTTAAGGCTGGTGGTCTGTTTCGTACCAACGCACAATCCCTTACAGCAAATACAACCATCCTAGCTACAGAAAACGCCAACGTAACTGGTCCGTTTACTGTGGCTTCTGGTGTTACATTAACCGTTGAAAGCGGTGGGACATTGGTGACGCTATGAGTACCTTAAAAGCAGATACCATACAGAGTACAGGCGGCGGTGCGGCTACTCTGACTAAGCAGAGTGCGGCAAAGGCGTGGGGTCACTTTGAGGGTGATGCGGCGACACCTGTCGTAG